TTGTTGGGCACATCACTAACGCCAGAAACACTCTGGGAGTTAGCCCCATGGAGCTGGGCCGTTGATTGGGTAACGAATGCAGGAGATGTTGTACATAATCTCTCTGCTATCGCCACTCAAGGCCTGGTCTTGCGGTACGGATATACAATGGAACATACTGTTTCGAAGTATATCTATACCTTAGAAGGGAGCTCCGGAATTGTAGGAGCGCCTCGTCTAAAGGTACCACCTCTAACTATGGTTAGTGAAACCAAGAAGAGGATACCTGCAAGCCCCTTTGGGTTTGGCACAACTTGGGATGGCTTGTCACCACTCCAAGGTGCCATTGCGGCTGCTGTGGGTATTACCCGCAACAGCTGACAGTTTGTACTGTCAAAACACCAATTGCTGGAATGATTCCAGCGCAAGGAGCACGCTATGGCATATGCCGACCCTCAGTCGATCACCATCTCGGGTGTGACGACTCCCCTTCCCCGGGTTTCTACCGGGGTTGGAGCGTCTGAATACTCGAGTGCTGACGGCCTTATAGATCTCAAATCGTCCAACGCCTACGGGCGTCGGACGAGGCGAGTTCTTAGGGTTGATCACACGAAGGTGTCCCCGGATCCGTTTATTCCGGCGCAGAACGTCGAAGTGTCGATGAGTAACTACATCGTCTTCGATCTTCCAGTCGTCGGATATACGAATGCCGAGGCTCTCGCTGTCTACACGGGTTTTAAAACCGCGTTTACAGCGTCTTCGGACCTGCTCATCACCAAGTTGCTCGGTGGTGAGTCTTGAGCACGCACTATGTACTACGTCTGAACATGAGGTCTTGAATGACCATCATGGAGGCGTGGTTTAGCGCAATGCTCTTGGTCATCTCTATTGGATTTCTCCTTTATATTTGGAGAACCTGGTAGAGATATGTGATCGGGTTTTCCGGCCGTCCGCATGAAGCGGACGGTCGGCGGCCCGACCATACGTCATGGCTAAGGAAAGACCACCTCTATTTAAGGAGGGGCTTTGAAAAGCCTGACGATGCTCTGGATGAAACTGGCACACGAGTGTGCCAGTAGATGTTGCACTAGCGCCACCTTCGACTGCAAAACAGTCGAACGTCGGTCTAAATACGAGGGGTTGTCGTTTCTCACGATAACCCTACCTACGTTTGGAAAGGACCTCGAAAAAGGTCTAGACCAAATGAAGGTCGATCGCAGTCTCTTCCAGGGTTTTACCTGGAGAGCAGGTCTCCCCCTATTTCTAGGAGGTTTCCTCGATCGTGTATTTGACCGTTCTAGTGGTGTCTTGCTCGATGAGCCAGACATAGATGCAATTCGAAGCATCCGTCAGCTTACGCTGATGTTTGCTAAGATCCAACTCAAGTGCAGCGATGCACGTGAGAGGGCTGCTATGTCCAGCTACATTGAGTGTGAGAAGGAGGTGAAAGCACATGACGCAAAATTGTCGTCAGCCGACATGGCTGATTTCAATCGCGTTGGTGCTATCCTGTTTAGGGATCTTCTTACCGAAGTTGACCGAAAGGTTTACTACGGTGAGATTACGCCTAAACACGGCCCAGGTGCGACAGCTGATAAACTCCGCGGAAACGCGAAGTATCGGCAGTCTACCTGGACCGATCGTCTGGAAGAGATCTTCCCTTCAGGGGAATTTCTGCTTCCAAGCTGGAGTTATTACAGCCAGCTCGACGATGTTACCCTCCTCGAACCCGGATCTGAGAAGCCCGTACGGGTCATCTCAGTTCCTAAGACACAAAAGACACCCAGAATCATCGCGGTGGAACCTACTGCTATGCAGTACGCACAGCAGGGTATCCTCGAGGCGATTCTGGAGGCACGTTTCTCAGGTCAAGTTCGAAAGAACTCTCCCTGGGTTGCGTCCATGTTCAGAGTCGAGGACCAAGGACTAAACCAGTCCATGGCACTCGAGGGATCGCTGAAAGGCAATCTCGCAACACTCGATTTGAGTGAAGCATCTGATCGTGTCTCTAATCAGCTCGTACGAGGTCTATTGCGCAACCACCCACATTTGCATCGGGCGGTTGACGCTTCCAGATCTCGGAAGGCTGATGTTCCTGGCCATTCTATCGTACGTCTGGCCAAGTTCGCGTCTATGGGTTCAGCTCTCACTTTTCCCATTGAGATGATGGTATTTTATACCATCATCTACCTTGGGATTTCGCGGGAGCTCAAGACACCCCTTGATCGCCGTGCTGTTAAACAGCTCAGCGATAAGGTGCGCGTCTTCGGGGATGATATTATTGTCCCCGTTGACTACGTGCGTTCCGTTGTAGGTGCGCTACAGACTTTTGGGTCTGTAGTTAACACCGGCAAGTCCTTCTGGACCGGTAGGTTCAGAGAGTCTTGCGGTAAGGAGTACTATGCGGGCGAGGACGTTAGTATAGTCCGAGTCCGCCAAATGCTCCCTACACAACGGAAGGACGCAACCGGGGTCATTTCAGTTGTTAGTCTCAGGAACCAGCTATACCATGCTGGTTACTGGGCTACAGTGAAATGGCTAGACGAGAGAATAGAGGATGTGATTCGTCACTTTCCTACTGTTCTTCCGTCGTCTCCGGTGCTGGGTCGGCATTCGTTTCTGGGCTTTGAAACCCAGAGAATGCACGAGCACCTTCACAGCCCCCAGGTTAGGGGCTATGTGGTGTCATCACGGATTCCGTCCGATCCATTGGACGGGCCTG